TTCCCGAGGGCGCTTTGGCTGTGACCTTTGGGACTGAGAAGCTGAGCACCACGGGTGCTTATGTGTACAGCGATCCAGCTGGAACAACAGTGACTCAGAACGGCACCGCTGCCTACCCTAACGCTTACGACTTTGGCGTTGGATACTACAGGATCAAGGCTACCACTGTTTACACCAATGGCGACACGAAGGTGGCGTACAAGTACTTCACGGTTAGCAATGGCAAGGACTTTGACAACCGTATCATCACGGACCGCTACCCAATCTACATTGATGTCAGCAATGGATTGGCTCTCATTGAGGACCCTAGCGACTACGATGAAGACTTCTGGATGCTAGAGCTTACAGCGGGTACGGCGCTGGGTTCTCTTCCGAAACAATACAAGCAAGCAGCGCTGTTGCTGGTGGGCCACTACTACAACATGCGTGAAGCCGAAAACGTCGGCGGCATCAGTTCAGAACTCAAGGAGGGCGTACAGCGCCTCATGGCAAGCGCAAGACAGTACTGATGAAGGCAGGCGAGCTATCGGAAAAGATTGACATCTACCGCGTGAGCAGGTCTATCAACGCGTTCGGTGACATCGTGGAGACCTTCACCCTGTGGAAGGAGGGTGTCCGCTGCAAGATTTTACACCTTGGAACACCATCTGCTGGTGCTTCCGAGTTTAGTGACGACGATCAGGAGGTGGGTGAAATGAAGGCGGAGTTCAAGTGTCGCTGGATCAGCGGTATCCGCTTTGATGACGAGATCGAATGGAACGGTGGTAGGTTCAATATCTACTCCGTCCTACCGATCGGTCGGCGTGAAGGCGTTCGCCTCCGTGGTCGCCGTCGTGACAACACTGATGATTCAAATCCAGCGACATAATGCCTAGGGCGGGATCATATAGGGCCAATGTGTACACCAGGGGATTCAAGCGTAGCGACCCGCTACCTCGGATGCTCAGGCGCTTCGGCTCCCTACAGGCCCGTGAGAAGGAGCTGTACAGGGCAATGGCTAGGGCTGCACACGGCATGCGTGATGCCATGGCTGCTCTTGCTCCTGTACGCACCGGTGTCTTGTCGCAGTCTTACAGGATCAGAAAGCTAAAGCGTCTACCACCCAGGACCTTGGGCATCCGTGTGGGTGCCGTTAGTGGCAGCGCTGTTGTCAGCCCCGGTAGGTTGGAGAAGATCCCTGGCGCTACGCTAGGGGACACCTTCGCCATGGCGGGCTGGCGAGACCACTGGGCAGAATTAGGTACGGTGAATCACCCACCGCAACCTCACGTCGGCCCGGCTATTAAATCAAAAACTGGTGAATACAACAGAGAGCTACGGTCTAACCTGGCGCGCATCCTCGCCGCTTTACGCACCTAAACTGATGTTGTCCAACCGCAAAAACAAAACTCAATATGGCACTACTAAACGCTAATTATTTAGGGCTGTACACGTTTGGCGATTCGGGTCAGACATCAGCCTATCGTATTGAATCAGGTGAATCTTCGGTTCAAGACGCAAAAACCGCTTTTCTTGCAGATGCAGCTAATGGAGAATATGGCATCCTCGTCGACTCATCAGACAACGTTTTCGCTGATGGTCAATCTGGCCCAGCTATCGGTTATGATAACAACGGATCCTGGGTAAACGGCGTAGGTGATTTGGAACTCATGGCCGCTGCTACCTCTACAAGCCTTGATCTTAACAACAGCATCGATGAAGTCGTTGCTCGCGATGGGGATTGTGGTAGCGAAACCTTTATCGTGGGTGGCGCGCAGTCCTGGTCTCTTACCGCTGACGGACTTATTCAGGACATCATTGCTGGCGACGAAGCCAGCGGGATGACCATGATGGACTACGCACGTAACAGCCAATATGTTCTGGTTCGCTTTGTCTTGAACAACCAGGAGATGGACGATGCTGCTGACAACCAGGAGAATGTAAACTACATCGGTCAGGGCATCATTGAAAACGTCAGCCTCTCCGGTGGCTTCGACGAAACCTCTACTTACTCAGTAACCATTCGTGGCTACGGTAAGCTTTACAAGTACCAAGCATAATCAGAAATCATGGCAGTAATCAACGCAAATTGCATCGCGATCTACTTCTTCGATCACGACAGCACGACACAGCCTGAGACCGTAGAGGCTACAGAGCTTCCGTCAGCAGACACCACGGGCGGCAACAAGCTCTACCACACCTCAGCTAAGGCCTTCCTCGGCTTTGGGGAATACTCCTCAGGTGCTTGGAATGAGGTGACCTACACCTTGGCTGGAGCCGCGACCTCTAGCTCTATCGACTTGACGAACACCGTTGAGGACGTAGCGCGCAACGGCACGGGGGGCACGATCCAGGAGAGCAACCAGGAGTGGACAGTCACATGCGACGGTTTGATCCAGGACTCCAACGACGCGGGTGAAACTTTGATGGACATCGCGCGTGACGCGAACTACGTCATCGTCAAGTTCCAGACCGACAAGGACGGCACTGATGTAGAGTACATCGGAATCGCACTCCTTGACAATGTCAGCCTGTCTGGCGGCGTCGACGAGATCGCCACCTACACTGTGTCTATGACTGGTGTCAACGACTTGTACAAATACTCAGCATAATAATCAGGGGCGGCGTGTACAGCGTCGCCCCATATCACCAACCACATGAATACTTTACAAGGTCAATTCTCTATCAAGCTAGGTAAGAAGACTCACAAGGCGAGCCTTTCACTCAACGCCCTGCGTCTGATGACGATTGCATTTGGCGTCAAGCTATCTGAAATCGACAAGTGGATGAACGACGATCCCCTCACGGCGATCCCGGCATTCGCTTACTACGGCATCAAAAATGAAGCAGCGCGTTCGGGCAAGGATAGCGGTCTCCCCGACTTCGAAACCTTTTGCGCGCAGGTGCTTGCTGACGAGGACCAACTCAACCTTATGGTGGAGGCGGTCACCGGAGCGCTTGGTGGAGCAGACGACGTCAAGGGAAACTCGTAACCCCCAAAGGCAGCGGTCAGGGCCAAGAGCTCACCTGGGAACTGCTGTATAAAACGGGCCTCGCCATAGGGCTGAAGCCTGATGAGTTTTGGGGGATGACTTTACGGGAGTATGCGTGGTTCTACGAAGGCTATCAAGCCAAGGAGTCCCGGATGTGGGACCACACAGCTTCCATCCTTTGCCTGCTGGCAAACGTAAATAGTGGTAAGGGCAAGCGATTCACTCCGGATCAGTTCCACCCTTACAGCAAACAGACTGATCAAGTATCCAACGCTGCTGAAGCGGAGGCTCTGCTGGAGAAAATGAGAGAATTCAAATGATTGGAATTACAGGTGCAAGCCGGCTGTCGGCGATTCTAACTCTGGATATTACGCAGTTCATGCGTAACAGCGAGATCGCTCGCACCGAAATAGCCAGATTCCAACAACAAGCGCAACGCTTCGGCGCCGGTCTTACACGTACCCTCAGCTTGGGGTTAGGTTTGATCGGCGCTGCTTCGTTGGGCATCGCCAGCAACTTCAGTGAGATCTCCACGCAGCTGCGTGCCATCGGCCAAGAAGGCATTGAAGGCCTTATTTCCACAGCCAGGGATCTAGGTAGAGAGACCAAGTTTACATCTACGGAGACGGCCACGCTTGCGCTGGAACTTACCAAGCTTGGTTTCAATGCGCAGGAAGCGTCTGGCGCCCTGACTACTTCTGTTAAGCTCAGCCAGATATTCGGCGGTAGCCTAGACAAGGTCGGTACCAGCATTGCAGAGACGCAGCGGCAGTTCCGTGAGTTTACTGGAGAGACCAGGAGTTTCGAAGAGATCGGTGACATCTTCGCCGTCGCTTTCCAAAACAGCGCCCTCGACGTAGACAACCTGGCCGGCGCCTTGAAGAACGTAGGTTCCGTAGCCAAGATTAGTGGTTACGACCTAGAGCGAACAGTGGCTACCCTTGGAGCCCTCGCCAATGCAGGCCAGAAAGCAGAGCGTGGTGGTACGCGTCTGAAGACCACCATCATTCGGCTTGGTAAAGAACTCGGCTTTGGGGAGGACCAGATCCGATTGTTGGAGTCAGGCACGCTTGATACGGCGCAGATCTTCGACCTTCTTAAAAACAGAGCGGGTCTAGCCGGTGCTGTTATCGCTCAGTTGCCGACTGAGATCAAGCTTCTTGAGCAAAAACTCAAGGACAGCAAGGGGGCGCTAGATGCTTTGAACGCTGGACTTGGAGAGCAGTTGTTCCTTTCTACAGCACGGGCGAAGGCGGGTGTTGAAGACCTGTCTATTTCCCTTGGGGAAGGACTAGCGCCATTCGTGGCAATTGCTGCTGATTTGCTTCAGCTGGCTGCGAAGCGCTTCGACACTGTAAGTGAGAATACCAAAGAAGGGATTGGTCTGTTCATCACGATGGGTACAGTGATTCCTGTTCTGATCGTAGTCATCTCACAGCTCGGTGGCGCATTGCTCGCGTTGGGACTCAGCACCGTAGCTGCAACAGCAGGTCTAACCGCTCTTGTCGGTGTTATTGCTTTCAATGCGCTTCAGCAGAAGCAGTACCTGCAAAACCAGGAAAAGATCAACGGTGCGCTGGAGACTTTTTCTGATCTAGCTACAGAGGTTGGTGGCAATATTTCCAATTCCTCATTGCCTGCACTGCAGGCTCTGAAGAAGCAAACTGAGGAGGCGCTCGAGGCAGTCACGGATGCGCGGGAGGATCTCGGCAGCCAGCAACTAGGGGAACTTGCCGGAGGCGGGTTTGGAGCGGGCTTTGGTGTTGGTGTGATACTTAGAAGTCTGGGTATCGTACGCAGCAATGAAGAGGGTATCAATGGTGTCCGCAGGGACCGCAACGTTCTCCTCGCCAATGAATATAGGCTGCAGAAACAGCTTGAAGTTGTCACGGCGGCCATTCAGGAAAAGCAGCAGAAGCTAAAAGATCTTGCCGACGAACAGCTCGTACTGGCTCAGCAGTATGGTGCGGAGTTCGGCAACAGCGTCACGAACATCGATGCTCTGCAGAAAGGATGGGCGAAAACGCAAGACAATATTGCCAAGGCACTGGCTGAGTTCGGCCTGGCGAAAAACGACATCTACGATGTAAGCGACGAGATCGCTAGGATCAAGGACTTTGGTCTCCTCAGAATCTTGGAGACAGGTGGCATCCCAGAGGCGCAGAACTTCTTGGGCGACCTAATCGCTGGTGGCGGGACCTTGGAGCAGCAGAAAAAGCTGGTAGACAGCATCATCGCCGAGCTGAGCAAGACGGCAGTAGCAGCAGCTACGTCAGGGGCAGTGGAAGTGGCCGACCTGATTGACAAAGGTGTAACCAGCTACGAACGCCTGCAGCGCAAGCTTGAGCAAGACATCAAGGTGGCTGGCATCCGTAGCGCTCGCGTTGAAGCCCAACTGCTGAATGAAGCCACACGTGAGCTAGGTCAAAGCACGGAGTTGCAGTTCTTGCAAGCTGAGCTGTCGGCATTGCAAGCGCAGTTTACAGGCCTAGCTCAGGCCGGTGTCCGTGGTGGGTCACTCTCTTTTGTAGCGGACCAGATCGACGAGATAAAGGAGAGGATTGAACGCGCTCAGTTCCGTCAGGCTTTCGAGGAGTTCACCGATTCTGCTACTAACGCCAGTGCGACAGCGTTGCAGTTCAAGCGCATCCTTGGCGCTGCCACGGAGCTTGACGTATTGCAGGCAGCAGCACAGCGCGCAAGTGAGAAAGTCAACATCCTATCTCAAGGGTTCCTGCTAGGGGAGATTAGTGAAGGTGAGTTCCGTCGCAGCATTCTTGCTCTGAACGAAGCCATCAATCAGGTGGACATCCAAAAGCTGGAGGATGCGGTTGACGACGCGAACGAGGCACTGGGACAGCTGAGCATTGCCGAAAGCCTAGGAAGGGATGTAGACCTCAGCACGCAGACGAACAAGCAGGTAGAGGATCTTACCAAGCTCGTAGAGGCTTACCGTAAGCTAAGGGATCAACGCAAGCTCACAGCAGCGGAGTCGGCTGGTTTGCTACAGGCAGAGGAGCAGCTTGGCATCTCGTTGCAGGCACAGGAAGACATCGCCAATGCCGCCACCCTTACCTCGTTCCTTGGCAGCCAGGTACAGTTCCTTGGTGACGCGTTCTTGCAGGCAGCACGCGATGGTGCAGACTTCTTTACTGTTTTGAAGAAGTCTTTCCTCGACACCTTCTACGCCCTTGTCGCAAAGCTTATCACCTTGATCGCCTTGTACACCATCCTGGCTATTGTCTCAGGGGGAGCCACCGTTGGATCAGGGGGCTTTCGGGGTGCCGCAGCAGCAGCGACGCAGGGTGGTTTGGGGTCGTTCATTGGCAGTGGCCTCACGGGCATCAAATCCAACACAGTATCTGGACCCGCTCAAGGTGAAGGGGGCACACAACCAACTATCAAAGTAGAGGGAGGTATCGTCGGTACCGACCTCGTACTGATCAACCAACGAGGCAAACGCGCTCTCGATCGTACTTTTGGATAATGGCGTATACGAAGCACTTCAGTACAGTTTATGGTCAGCGGACCACAGGCAAGGAATACCTGGTGGAGATCTACGCCCGGGCTACGCAAGGGGCGCTACCTGGAAAAGGTCAGGAGCTAGAACTCTTCGACCCAGGGATACAGATCCAGTGGCAGGGTGATAGGGACTTGGTACGGGCCATCATGGGTAGCAGCCTGTCGTTTACTGCAAACCTGACGGAGGCTCAGTACGACAAGTGGGGGACGATCTTAGAGCTTAGTGAAGACGAGATCATCCTGGTGATGTACAGGGGCGATACTGCAGACAAGGATGAACTAGAGTGGTATGGCAACCTTCTTGCTGAGTCGATCTCTTTCGTGGTGGAGAATGAGTCTATCACCATGACCGCGCAATGGACCGATGGGTTGGGGCAACTCAACCTTCGCGAGTTTGGCAGCACGACCGTGTCTCCGCCCGCAGCCTATGTAGGCTTTAAGTCATTGGATTTTTGGCTTGCGGCATGCTTCACCAAGATTCCAGCTCACGACTTCATCCTAGAACGATTTGCATCGACGAGCGTACTTCCTGTCCTAACCACTAGCATTGTTTCGTTCCGTGAGGTAGGACTACCGGGATACGAGGCTGACTACGGTCCATTCAGCTTGCAGGTAGATGACGGCACCTTCTACAAGTGGCGCCCGCAGAACAGCATCCTCCGAAGGCTCAAGGTCTACGGCAAGACCTTTAGGGGTAAAAAGAAAGAACGCGATCGCTTGCGGGAGCCTGCACCAAAAAGAGTACTGTACAATACAGCTGACGTGCTGGAGGACATCTGCAAGACGTTTGGCGCTATCGTCTGCCACTGGCGTGGCTGCTACTGGATTGTCAATAGGCAAGCTTTGTCATTCCAAACCACGGACACCAAGTCGCATCGCTACGAGATCTATGCAGACTGGGAAAATGGGTTGAACGCCATCGTCATGAACGAAGATGACGAGGCGGTTATGCTCACTAACGATTTTGATGATGACTACCTATGGCTGGCTGGCGCGGTAGAGACGCGCAACTTCCCATTCGGATCAGCAGTTATGACTCACGAAGAGGGGGGTAGCGACCGTATCTGGGCTGGCGGTGTATGGGCCAACACAAGACCGGGATCTACAGCTACGGACCAGCACAACAATTTTATCCCTGGTGATACCAACCATCGGCAGTACGTCTTCAAGGTTTATGACAGCCAAGTGGATCCTCAGATACCAAACCAGGACCCAGCGTTTGGTAGTGAATACATAAATTTCAACCACTACAAATACCCAGCTGACCCCAGCGGTTATATGGGTTTTGAGGCGGAGACAGTGACAGACCTCACCCTGAACAGTGGGCAGAACCTGCGCTTTCAGATGGGTGTGGCAGCGCTTTTCCGGTACACCACAGCCAACGTGACCTATACCTTGGCGGGGCAGACCATGATTGCCCGAGTGCGCATCCAGTTCAAAGACGAAGATGGACGGTACACCAGGCTAAGCAGGAAGGTATACACGCACATCAACACTTCCGAGGGGTCGGATCTAGACGGCATCCGCATCGACAAGGCCGTCGACAACATGTACTACAGGAAGCTGTATCGATCTTTCACGTGGGTGTACTGGGATGGCACAGGCACTCCATCGGACGATTACGACGACGCGTGGTACGAGATCATCATGCCTCATGGTGACAGTGTCAACTCCGGTGACGATTGGGGCACCGAAGCCTATCCCGTTTGCCAGCAGTACAACGGAGCTACTTACGCACCTATCGCATGTCAAATCCAAGGCGAGGATACATCCTGCGATGGTGGTGGCGTCATCTTTGAACTCACCAACAACGAGAATACGCACAACCAGTACATGCTGGAGAACATCCGTTTCGAGCTACCACTGTACAATGACGTTGACGACACGGTGTGGAAGGAGTTCTATACGGAGCAAGGCGTCGAGGTGTGGCTACCGAACCATGGCCCGCGACGGAACCATACCACCTACAACGACCCTGATGGCGATTACTTTGCTGGCACGATCCCTCTATTGGGTCCGCAGCAAAACATTCACGATCCCCTGTGGCGTAGCGCCTATGCCGATGGCACGGGTGGGATACAGCAGGTGAATGAGAATGTAAACTTCGGCAACATCGGTGGCGTGGTAGGTTTTATTCCGGGATACTACTACTTCCCAAAGGAAGTGACGTTTGTTGGTGCATGCCTCTTCCTTGGCGATGGCAATGATGACTTTGACGTCATCACCCGCGTGGACAACGAGGACACCAAGGCTGTAGAAATCCTTGACGTTGGAAGCTCACGTCTCGGGTCTAGGTTGCAGTTCCGTAACACCCATGTCTGGGGTACGCTATGGGGCAGGGTGAAGAGCAGTGCTTCGGTATTTACAGACAACTACGTGGAGAATCTACGGTGGACAACGCACGGGAACGACCTGACTGCCTCACCCATCAAGGAGCCGTACGATAGTCTCCATGCCCTTGTTGCTACGGAATACCTGGAGCTGGTAGGCGAGATGCAGCGATACTACGCGGGAACCTATATCCCGAAGGCGTCAGCGCCTACGCTGCCTGCGCCATGGCGGTTGATTGAAACCGATCAGCTGGATAAAACCAACACCAGGACCCTGCTGCCTACAGCTCAGACTTGGACTATGAACGGTGGCGTCAGCGGGGAGTTTCTAGTTGCTCGGTCTACGCGCTATGCGGACATAGAGGGATACCAAGATGTGGGTACTGTTACAACCTACAAGGGTGGTGGCAAGTGGGTAGTCAAGCCTGGATTGGGCGGTAACGCCGTAGGCTTCGAAACGTTTACGAACTCCACCACAGACATAGGTGGGATTGACAATACTGTAGGGGAGCATAGCAACAAGCTGCAATTCATCAGCATCGACGATGATGAGAATCCGGTAGGCATTGATGGCTTCACCTTCGAGTCTGGCAGCACCCCTGACAAGCGTTTCGATCAAGCGCTGCGCTATGGTCGATTGGACCCTGCATGCGAAACCAATTTCAACGCCGATTGGTCATCTGTCCTTGGGGCCAACGAGACTTTGGAGACGGTATACATGGTGCAGCTAGACCAGACAGGTCTGTACATCGAGGAAGATACCGCTACTCCCGGTGAGGGTCAGTTCAGCAGGCGCAAGATCTATATTGGCTTTGGATCGTTAAGGGATACGGACTCAACATGGATTTCGACAGGGCCATCGTTCCCTACTGAATTGGCCTTGCAGGATGGTGTGACGAACGCAGCGGCCTACCGTGTTATCCGTGAGTTCCTAGGGGAGTACGATTTTGACACTGCGGATACAAACCCATCAGCAGCCAAGAAGCGCACGAACTACACTTTCCTGATCACCCACGAGATCGTTGACGACGTGACCTACCCTCTCGATGACTACACCGACGAACTCACAGCGGCGTACGGATTGCGCAGGTTGCTTACCGATACAACGACGGACTATCTTGTGCGTGTCACCGATGGACAAAACTTCATCAATGTCGGCTGGGATGACAACGGTGACTTGGACACGACTGGACTGACTTTGGACCAGAATGGAGATCTAGACGGCACGTACGAGATAATCACGTGGTACGATCAGTATGGCACGAACCATTTGACTCAAGACGCAAACGTAGCCAACTCACGCCCGACCTTATATAATAACATTCCTGCCCAATCATCGTTCAACAACATTGCCACTACGCCGTGCCTGGAATTTTCCAATTTTGAACGATTGCGATTGACGGACCCTACACCGCTGCTAGGCAGTGCAGCCAACACTGTCGCAGCTGTGTTCAGTTCTCTGGATGATTCATCTGCAAGACCTATTACGGCTTTGTGGCGATCAGGCAATGGTGGAGCGAATCTTGGTCAACAGGTTTTTCAGGTAGCAATCCTCGGAAATGGTGATAAGCTTAGGCACCAACATAGATCCGACAGCAACCAGCAGTATAAGTTAGACACTGCCACTGATTCAATAGGTGAGGAAACGTCCAACGTCTGGATCAGCACGCTTAGAAGGCTAGGGAACAACCAGGCAATTTTGAATGGAACGTTCTACCCCTCAGTACCCGCCAATGGCAGCGCATCAAACGACTATACCACCTTATTTCGAGACGACAACCCAGGCAGTGAGATCATGCATGTCGGTGCTCAAATAGGAACTGGGCTGAACTCTATATATTTCAACGGTTACATTCACGAGTTGGTGTTCTTCGCGACTGACAGCGACGACGGCGATCTAGAGCTGAGCGATATGGGCACCATTCACAACGAGATGAACACGTATCACGACATCGGAGATGATTACAATCCATGAGTCAAGCTTTTATCAATATTGAACCTCAAGGTCTGCTCAGGAGCAAGGAGCGCGCTGAAGCTATCAGCAGAGAACTCTACAATATTAGCAGGCCTGTCCACATTCAGCGTGAGGACGAGAAGGGCGTCAAGCTGTTCAGTGTCATAGATCATCCTATACAGGAAGGAAGAGCTGCGCTAGAGGTCTTCACTGACAGGCTCATCGAGTGTCACCCCGAAGCGGTTCTGGAACGACTCGTGGCTCTTTTCCCAGAGGTGTCTGAAGCGGAGCGATACTTCTTGTCAAGTAGCATCCACCAGAGTACCATACTGACGTTTGGAGTAATGCTTCCATCAACAGTCACCTTGCGAGATGTGACCTACATGCTCAAGGAAGGATTCTTTTACCCTGATGATAGTTTAGAATGAAATACCTACTAACAACACTACTTGGAATGGCCATCCTCTTGTGCTCTGCGCAGGAGGAATGTGCGCAGCTGACAAGCCCGGTATACATGGGCTTCGGCGGCGTGTTTAAGCACAGCGTACGTCTCGATGACGTGGAGGAAGTCACACTACCTGTCGTCTTTCACATCATGCACAAGGGGGTGCCCAATGGCACTTCCCATAACCTGCCAGACTCCGACATCCTTTACAGCCTGGACCGCATGAACGAACAGTTCCGTAAGGTGCCTGGCGGCACGGGTGATGGCAGCGGTGTGGACACGAAGATCAACCTATGTCTAGCGCAGCGCGATCCCTTTGGCGCACCAACAACAGGCATCGTACGCTACGACCTCAGCGGCATCGCTCAGTTTATGGCCGACGGGGTGGCTGTATCAGGACTCGATGATGGGTATCCCGACGGTAGTCTCAAGTCGCTGGGATGCTGGAACGTCGATGAGTACGTCAACATATATGTCGTGCCTGAGATCAATGGCAACAACGGCGGTGGTGGTATCCAGGGGTACGCCTATGTAGGCCCAACCAACAACTGCCTGGACGGCATCGTGATGCTATCAAGCAGGTTGGAGGATGATGGCTACAACCTGGGCAAGGTCCTTAGCCACGAGATGGGCCACTACCTGGGGTTGCTGCACACGTTTGAAAATACCACTAGCTGTGATCAGGGAGGCAACTGCTTGGTCGCTGGCGATAGAGTGTGCGATACGCCACCAACAACTACGAACTGGATCTGTTCCGCACCGTCGTGCCCTGACGCCCTAGTGGACAACTACATGGACTACACGGGCGAGATCTGTAGAGAGGCCTTTACGGAAGGTCAGGCAGAGCGCATGCATCAGACGATAGAGACTGGTCGTCCCAACCTGGCGAATGGGCTGAAGTGTCTCCCGCCAGTGGAGTTCGATCTAGGTATCCAGTACCTCGACTACGAGGAGCAGTTCTGCTTGCTGGAACAAGACGTCAAGGTAGGCCTTGCCAACACAGGGACCACGGAGTATGGGATGGCTACTGTACAGATCACATCGAGCAACGGGGTGTACACCGAAGAGGTTTTCGACGTAGCCCCAAACACCAGCATTGAAGTAGTGGTTGAAGATGCTGCCATTGACGGTGGCTTTGTGGTTGAAGTCATCGCGCTTGGGGATCAGTACCCTGCGAACAACCAAGCGTCAGGGTTCGTGTTGTACGAAGAGGGTGATCTATGGCGCATGGACTTCACCTCTGATTTCTTTGGCAGTGAGACGGCATGGGCGCTGTTCGATAGCGAGGGGCAGACCATACAGCAAGATGGACCTTGGGCTGCGGGCATCACGCTCCGTCAGTACGACCAATGCCTGTATGACGATTGCTACACACTGATGATCTATGACAACGGTGGTGACGGCATCCCTTACGGCGGAGAAGTGGTGATGTGGGTAAACGACAACATGATCACGGTTGATGTCAGTGGGGATTGGAGTCAGCTGGAGGTACCCTTCTGCGTTGAGGATGGAGAACCCTGCCTGGGAGACTTCGATCAGGACGGCGTGGTTGGCAATGCGGATCTCTTGGACCTGCTGCTCAACTTTGGCTGCACGCAGAACTGTGCTTATGATCTGGATGGTGATGACGACGTAGACGTGGAGGACTTTCTGGCGTTCTTCCCTTTGTGGGGCACCGATTGCACAGCTGGCCTTGTCATGCAGCCTACACGCAGCATCGAAGCGGGCACCCTGCCTGAAGGCATCTACGGTTACTACGATCTGTCAGGACGCAAGGTATTCCGATTGGGCGACGAGTTGCCCGGCGGCATTTACATCAAAGTAGACGAAAACGGAGCATCGAAAATTTACTCAGAATAATGGAGGACATGGATTTTGTGATGGCGTTGGCGCCATCTATCGTCACGGCGATAGGTGTATGGGTTAGCCTGAACAGCGAAGTGGCGAAACTCAAGGGCCGGGTCTACCGGCTAGAAAGCGATCAGTCGGAACTCAAAGGCATGCTCAAGGAGTGCGTGGAAGGTATCCACGAGCTGAAGGTGTTGCTGGCAAAGCAGGGCTTATGAGGAAGATACGCAAGATCATAGTCCACTGCACGATGACCAAGCCAAGCATGGACATCGGAGTAAAGGAAATTAGAAACTGGCACATCAATGAGAACAACTGGTCCGATGTGGGATACCACAAGATCATTCGCCGATCGGGTGAGATCGAAGATGGTAGGCCAATTCACAGGCCTGGGGCTCATGTTCAGGGTGAGAATTTCGATTCTATCGGAATCGCATGGGTTGGAGGCATGGCAGAGGAATCTTCGAAAGCGGAGGACAATAGGACAGCGGATCAAACGACTGCTCTCTTCAATCTCCTTCAAGATCTTCAACAACAATACCCAGGGGCCGCTATTCTAGGTCACAGAGACGTCAAGGGGGTCAAGAAACAGTGCCCCAGTTTCGACGTCCGACAATGGTACACCGAAGCATGTATAGAAAAAGGCAAAAAAGAACAAAGCGCACCAACGGTTCGCCCGAGCACGATATTCAGGTACTTATTATTGATCACTTGGAGGCTATGGCGCCACCACCGCTCTTCTCGGCGACGGTCGGAGGTGTCAGGGTAGCCATGCACACAGCGCTGAAGATGAAGCAGGCGGGTTACAAGAAAGGTATCCCTGACATCTTGATCTTCGAACCAAGGAATGGATATGTTGGTCTAGCACTGGAGGTAAAGACCTCAACAGGGCGGGCCAGTGAGCATCAAAAGATGTGGCAGCATCGGTTGCGGGAGAAGGGATGGAAGGCGGAGATATGCAAGGGCCTAGAGGCGTGCATTGATTGCATCGATGAGTACTTCAACGTAGAGACGAACACCGTACTATAGTCTTCATTGTGGTTGGTGAAGCACGGCTTCGGTCGTAGGGAGGGCTTCGGCCCTCCTTTTGCTACCAGAAGTTGTCGTACATGTACTCTATGACGTCTTCTCTCCGCTCTTCCGGGTTCCCGTCAAAGACCTGCAGATAGATTGGCGTATGCGGTCCAACGTACGATCCCCACACGTTGTATTCAAGGAACTCAACGGCATCGTCAAACGTCAGATCAGGCTCTTGGTTGCGCATGCAGAGGACCATGGCCCACTTGTCATAGACCACACGCATGTTTCCGTCATATTCCATGACGCCAATGATGCATTCATCGAATCCGTCAGCGAAAATTAGTTCCTCGTTCATAGTATCTGATTCTGTACCCATACGCGTCCTTTCTTGGTGACCTCTACTAGACCGTAGCCATGTTGCCAGTCGTTGCGTGGATGGTAGGATGGCGTCGGCTCACCGAGATGACCCAGGATATGACATTGCAGCAGCTTGCCCTGCCCGTCCCTGGTGTAGAAGCTCTCTGGCCTGTGGAGGTGCCCGCAAATAGCTGACTTCTTCATCTTAGCATACAGCTTACGTGATGGATTGACACCACCGATGCCTCGCAACTCATGGCCATGCAGAAACGACATGTCTCCGCAGTGGATGAATCCGTCCTGCACGTATGTCACGTCCTGCATGTTCATGTCCAGCAATCTAGGCAAGCTTAGCGAAGATAGATCCCTAAACTCCTCACAGTTTTTTAATATGTAATGTGACAGCCTCACCTCGTGGTTGCCCTCGATGTAAAAGATGTCTGCTGTGGGGAATGCGTCCCTTATACAGAAGAGGATCTGAGACCCCACCTCCAGTTCACGCTGGAAGGTTAGCGTGCCAGGGGCATTGGGGTATCTGCTGATGCGGTGAAAGTCCATCATATCACCCATGATGATCACCGTGTCCGCACCGAAGTCTATGCCTCCCTGCATAGCAGCCTCAAGTGCAGCGGGATCATGGTACGGGGCATGGATGTCCGATAGCAAGAGGAATTTCCTCCCTCGTCCGATCTCCACGTCCTTCTGCCTCTTCTTGTAATATGTCTTGGGTAGGCTAATCATGATAGTCGATCTTGAAACTGGCAGCGATAACCTCTGCCATCCACCCGCCAGCCGGCAGGCCGATGGTGTTTAAGAGTTCGTCGATGATGCTACTTTGATCAGGCTCTAGATCGCTGTCCTCGAACCATCCCGTACTCTTCTGGCTATGCCACAGCAAAAAGGCCTTGTCGCGATCGTCAAGGACCATGTCAAGCTCGGGGTTCTTCGCTCCGAAGCAGTCCCTCGCAAGGTCGTCCATGTCCTCTATGTGCTCGCGGTAGTTATCGTTCATCGTCACCGGGATACGACTGTCGCTGGCAGCCTCCACCAGCCTTTGGATGGTCTGATTGACGTGCCACGGTTTCCTGTCGGTGATGTAGGCGATCAGGGTGTTGGGCAGGTACATGAACCGGCTCATGAAATATTGAAGTGCAGCGTTTTGCCCACGACTAAGGGTATCACCCTCACCATGAATGCTGCGATAGGAATTGTAGAAGTCTATGGCTTCCTCCTCTGTATAAAAATAGCAGGTCTCTACTCGAGTGCTCATCTATGCCAAGTTTGCGTCATAGCCACTCCATAGCCCATGATAACCGTGTCCCTCAGTGACGTAGACAACGCAGCTTTCATTCTTCCTGTGAACCTTGTAGGTCAGGTATCCAAAACTTGTCACGTACACTCCTGGGTTGGGATAAGACTCTGCTAGGACACCGGCCATCTCCAAGACTTCGGGCTTGGTGATATAGTGTTCCTCTAAATCCGTCTCGATGATCACACGAACCATAACTGGCAAAACATTTTACCAATTTATGTTCTGCTTGTGTGAGATATGCTGCCATCACACCAATCGTATAAGCTGCGCCACTTTTGCGAGGTTGATGTCTTTCACATAAAACATATAGCTGTGTTTGCCACCGTGCTTTCCGGTCTCTTCGAGGTTCAAGGCACGCAGCCTGCTCTTGAATCGGCGGATCGACCAGGGGTTGTATCCTTGATTGGCACAGTAGCTCTTGAAGCTTGTGTGAGCCCTGTCCTGATGGATCTCAGCAGTGTTTTCAATAGTGCTATCCACGGTGATCCCGCTGGCCTCCATCCAACTCATGAATGGGTCGCCTTCTAGACGTAGACGTTCCAACTCTTGCTCAAGCACTGGCGGACGCAGCAACCTCCCTTCATACTGCCGAAGGTGGGCTATCAATGCCTTGGCCATGCTGAACCCGATGCCTATTTGGGCTTCAATGGTGGTCAGGTCATTGATGAGGTTAGGGTCACGCCTCTTCTCGTGCTTGGCGCTGCGAAAACTTACGATGTCGAAGCGACGCGCGACGCCAGGGTCACTCAGGACGTAGCTCAGGCCCATCTCGTTACTAGCAACCACGAGGCTGGCACGCGGAGTAATCTCTACAGGCTCACTGTACAGCTTGCGCGCGATGATAGGCTCCTTTGACACGATCATCTTCAGCGCATCCTTGTCACCGATGTTTTCACTGGCATCAGCGCTTACACAAAGGGTGGCGTGGGCCAGGCGCATGCGATGTCGGCTGTCGTCACGAGTAATCTGACTGAGGTTGTCCGTCCTCATGACGTTATGGTGCCCGATGCATCCTGCAATGGCTTCAATCATGGTCGATTTACCAGCTCCTGCTGCGCCGATGAGTAGCAACACCTTCTGAGCCTTGAGGGGATCGCCAGCTATGGCATTGGCGAAGCTTGCCAGCACATACTGCCTGCTGTCTGCATCAGGAATGGCCTCTTGCATGAAGGTTTCCCACCGATCGCTGGTTGATGGCTCACGCCAGCGCCCAGGGATGCAGTAGGTGCTCAGATCTTCTGGCCTATGGTCAGGAACGAAGTGCTCGCGGCCCTCGCTGAACGTCAGAACACCGTCCAAGAAGTTGATACCGCGAACACCTCTACCTGAATAACCAAAAACCACCTCGGGTTTGCCATAGGCCGTAAAACTCTTGTCAAACTCACGTTGGAAATCGCTTGTCAAGATCGATGGCTTGAGCAGGCCGGAGGATTTGGCGAACGCACGCAACACCTTTCCTTTCAACCCGTCAGTTATCGGCTCGTAGTGGGTGCCCATCCAGACATTGGTCATACCTCCAATCTCCAGCATAGGAATACCACAGAGCTTCGACAACGCCGGGATCGAAATGCCGAGCATCGCAGCAGCAGACTTGGCGCTACACTTGTCCGGATCGTAAGGTATTTCTACTACCTCACTTACCTTCTCTGGGGTAACCAGGTTCTCGGCCAGACAGCACAGCTGTTCTATCTGCCTAGTGACCTCGGTTACGTTTTTCATGCCAGCGCTTTCTTACTTCGTGCTCAAATTCGTTGAAGCGTTTGTTCAGCGCATAGATACATGCTTCGAGGAGTTCTAGCCTCGTTTCGGTGTCAAATGTTCCCAACACGCCAGTGTGGAAAACGGTCCCATAAGTTTGGGCCACATGAAGGCCTTCTTCATCCAGGTCTACCAGTGAACTAGACTCCTCCTCGTGCTCCTGATCTGGATCTAACTGGCTGTGAACCTCGTAGAAGTGCAGGTGACTAACGAAGATGTCAAACACGGTGTCGGCATCGCTACCTCCCTGCGGATCGGTGTCTGCCTGGAAGTATTCACGAAGGGCTTTGTAGAAGTCAGCCTTAAACTTTTTTGCAGCGTCTCTGTTGTTCTTCATCTGAGAAATAAAAAGAGGAGGTCAAGCCTTAGCCCGACCCCCTCCATCTAACCTAATAACCCACTCAGAATGGGAGGTCATCAGAGGTGCGCGGATGCACATTCACCTCTGCAGGAGCTCCCTTCTCAGCTGGCTGTCCTTGGTCAATACCAAATGCTCGTGCGTTCCCGAGGATGGGTCCGCGCAAACCTTGCTCGCGCATCTCCTTTGGGATGTCTTGCGCTGCGAAATAGTCGTAGCCGTATTGGTTGTCGGGTGTATTCACCAGACGCACGTTGATGTAACGGCCTTTCTTGCCTTGGACGATCTGATTCTTGTCAATCATGTCCAAGTTGATGCTCATGTTGATGGCTTGGGGAATTGGCATGCCTAAATATCGGTTATCTTCTTTATATGCTCGCCGATCTCACGCTTTGAGGGCGCGTAGAACTGCATTGGGTCTTGTTGGTTGAGCTGCAAGCGTGTTATGACCTCTTGGATCTCGTCGCTTGTCATCTCGATGTCGAAGTCAAGCAGGGTGTCGTTCAAATCGTCCTGTTCTTCGAGCGACAGGGTACTTGTACGCACGAGGGAGACCGCAAACCGCCTGCTGTTGTGGTAGACGTTGCTATAATCATTCTCCGGGCCACAATCGAAGAGTTCGTCGATCCAATCGCTCATGATTCGTCGACCTCGTCCTCGCCTTTGACGCCTAGCTCGTACAGATCTGCCATCTTCAGCACGCAACGGCTCAAAGCACGCTTTTCTGCCATCGCAACAGGGTACTGATTCCTGCAGTTCTTCATAGAGGATTCGCCAAAGGTCTCCGTGTAAAATTTCTTGTTCTCATCGTCGAAACCAGCACGGAAACCCTTGGCTTTGATCACGTAGCATCCTTTCGATACGTCAGACAGCGATTCAATCACCTCATACTCGACGCGAATGCCAAGACCACGTTGGATCTTCTCAATGCCTTCTCGTTTGATGATGACGAAACCCTGGGGGGCTTTGAAGAAGTCATCCCTACCTAATCCGTAGGCGTCGGACAACTCTCTGAATCGAATCTTCTGGCTATCGTTCACTTGTGATAATATCCTTCAGTTGCGCACGGCAGTACGCCACTTCCTTTTCTTGATGGTGAATGTACGCCTTGAGATCATCACACCTCTTTTGCAGCACGTTGATCGCGTGCTCCGCGTTGTACATGGTGTGCATCATGCGCTTCCAGTTGTCACGCTTGACCTGTTCAAGCTCATGCCCATGTGTCTCGAGGAAGATGCTGATCTCGTCAGCACGTATCCCCAAATGTAGAGAGGTGTTGGTTATCTCATGCGTCTTCACGTCATTTATTTTTACGACGGTCTCCCGTGATCGCTGTGATGATGATGTCGAGGTACCCGAACACCTGATTATCAGATTCAGTGGGCGTGAGATTGACCACCACCTTGATAAAGGCCATCAGCGCGATCGTGAGGGCCATCCAGTTTTCTGCAAAAAAGTTAGCGTCCATAATTCAATATTCGTAAATCTGACCTTGCAAGTCGTACAGAACAGCAATCTCGTCCGTCATGTCAGGATCTTTGAGGCTGATGATCAGAGACCACATAGGTCGTCGTGTTTCTGTGACAAAGGTAGGCTCCACACGTGAGGTCACGCTCTTGTTCTCACTCTTGAGGTACTCCTGCGGGATCGCCCAGGTCAGGTGACGCGGTACGACACCGCGTTCAATGCTTAGCTGGTCGATGATGATGTCTCGAGGCACCGAGTGGTGCCCGAGCCCTCTCACCTTATCGAGCAGTAAGTATGCCACCAATAGGGCGGCCAATGCGATGGGTAAAGCCACTATAATCATCTGAGGGGTAGTTGAGTAGGTTGTCAATCGCCTCCTTGAGTTCGCTTTGGATCTCGAGCAGGCCGTCAGTGTCGATAGCCAGTCCATGCAGTCCGCATTGGAAGGCCAGCACCTCTACGCTACGGTGAAGGCGAGACAGGTAGCGACAAAGCATACCCGTCTCGCGCATAGAGGTCTTCCGGATGTTCCACAGGTCAAGATGAATGCTATGCATCGTGTCTGAGATCATCTTGGCAGCTGGCTTGGTCAGGGCTGTGCGCTGAGCGCCACTGCGCTTACACCAATGGAAGATGCGTACACCGATGTCGTGCATCACAATGGCTTCTCAACAGTTACCAAGCCCCAGAACAAGCTGAACTTCTGAACCAGCTTGACCTTGTCGCTTGATGGTTTGATGGCATTGGGGACCACGTTGCGGTCCTTCTTAGGCATCGTACCGCGCTCCATCTTGAGTCGTCCACGCATCTCGTAGATAGCCATAGGCGTACGGCCCAGGGTGGATGCAATCTCGTAGTTGCTCATCTTGTGCGCGTTGGACTTGATGAACTCGATCTCGTCTGTCGTCCATCGACGACGTGTAATCTTACGTTTCATTAGGTTATGTATTATTGGTCATAGATTTGTCCGTTCGAATATACGGGAATAGATATAAAGTGGGAGGGTCGGCTGGCAGCGGTAGGCCTGAAGCCCACACGCAGTTGCCAGACGTTTTCTTTGTTTACTTGTAGTGGCAAGACAGTGCAGGACAGTCGGCCCGGTATCCGTCGATAGTGGGCGTCGAACATAGGCTCGACACGTAGGGAAGACCACAGGCCACGCGGTGGCTTGCCTGATTCGATCTTCTCTTTGATCTGCAGTAGTCTCTTCGGGACGTTGGCCCGATAGCTGTAGTTACGCAGAGCGATGCGCCAGAGATTGAAAACAATCCCCGTAACAGTCACCCATACGAACACCTGTTCTACTATGTTCATAGTGGTATCTGATATTTGAGACGACTAGGACACGACGTTGCGTACACCATGTGGTCGATGTCATTGATGGTCATCTTGAAGGAGCCAAGGCCCAGCTTCATCTGACCTGCAGCACACATCGCGCTGGTGACATCCTCGTAGTCGTGGCCACTGAGCTTCATGTCGTCACGAAAGGTCTTGGTTTCCAAGGCTTCGCTTGCAATGAAGAGATCGAGACTTAGCGGATCCTCCATCACCGTCATGTTGCCCCATGGTTGGGTCACGATGTAAGCGTAAGGCAGAGACTTGTCTTCGCCGTCGTCTACGTTGTGAATGCGTTGCAGTCTAATCTTCAAGTACTTCTTGTCATCCGTGGAGTCGACAAGGTTCATGCTTGACAGCACGTGATCCTCATAGATCTCGTGGCATTCCTTCATGTCAGGGTATTTCTTCTGAGCCCTCACCTTGAGGTGGGCTGAGAGTCGTAACGCCTGCTCGAAAGATGGGACGAGATAGAAATTGTTGAAGTCGACACTCCCAGAGCAGTACACGGCAAAGACGTGTCCCTTCTCGACAGAGTGGTCAACTAGGGCGCAGCTCAACTGCGCCCTAGCGTCCTTTTCATATACACTCATGAGCATGACAGGATTAGACCAGCCATTGCACAAGCGATGACGGCAATGTAACGCACAAAGAGGTAGGACTCGCAAGACTCCTTGTAAGATCTGTCACGATAGCGCAAGGCCAGCATGAGGATCGCGAGAATAACAAAGGTTGTTGTAAGCATGGCTGTTAGTTAGAGAGCTGCTTCGATCTGGTTGGCAGTGCATCCAAGGATGGCTCCACCGACGAAAGCGACTGTGCATTCTGGGCAGAAAGGAGTCATGACAACGACGAGCGCTGTGTGGTCGTCAACGACAGACTCGACACACTCACCGATGCATTCCCAGCACCAGGCGGCCTCGTCATCGACATTGTACACGATGTCGTACCCCATTTGGTAGATGCCTTGCTGTACGGTGAACGTGATTGTGTTTCTCCCGTCCGTCATCTCGACAAACACGGCGCTGTTCTCCGTCTGGAGATCGTACAGCTTGTAGCCATAATCGCGTCCGTTGTGGCGGTAGACGTCCTTGACGAGGAGCTTGCCACGTTTCTTGGTCGTGACGTCAGTCGATGTCGTCTCGATAGACGGCAGTGGGTTGATGGCTTCCTTTGCACAGCTCGAGAAGCACGTGATAGAGGCGACCAGCGCGACCATCGGTAGGTTAAAAAGGTTTTTCATAACAAATAAATTAAAGGTTTTTCAGGGTGTTGTTGCAATGTAGGGAATTAAATTTGATTTTGAAAGATGTTGAGCATGTCCGTGCCTTCAGGGTGATTCATGAAGTCAACATGGCGGTAGAGCCATCGCTCACCAGGGTGCTTGGCAAAGGCCTGCTCAATCCGGGCCATCTGAGACGGACTGAATAGTCGAGAGCCGGGGTCGCAGTCAGGATCTTCTTGTAGTGCTAACTCCCAGAGCTCTATAGATCCGTCGTCCCACACAGACTCAAGCCAGGTGGCCCTAGTACGTGCGTCAGACGGCAGAGTTCCTGCTTTGTGATAAAGGGCGTAGTAGATGTCGCCCTCTTCGAAGGGGTATTTGATATTTGACATAGGTTATTATGTTAGAGAATTTCTTCGTTCCACAATAGATTGTTGACAATAATTTCTGTGATGTACCTCGTGACGCCATCGCCGTCCTCATAGGCACGGTAGGTGAGCCTGCCTTGCACGACCAGCCTCGAACCCTTCTTTCCTTTCGCGAGCTGCTCAGCACATGGGCCCCAGGCAACGATGTCGTGCCACTGAGACTTCACAATGGGAGGTGCGTCGTCACTGTAGTCTCTCCACTGATCAGTAGTGCAGATCACAGCTTTTGTCTTGACTTTTCCGTCATCGAAACAGATCATGTCGGGATCGTTTCCGAGTCGTCCAATAAGTTGGACTTGGTTTTTTAGGTTGTTCATGGTGTTGTAAGTTGAAAGGTTAGAGACCCATGAGAACGCTTAGCGGTACTTCATGGAGGAAATAAAATAGTCTGTGGTAAGAGCCTTCTTTTTTGAGTTCTTTCTTGAGCCAGTTGGGCACAGAGGTCTGCTCGAGGAGTACTGCCTGTTGCCAGATTTGTCGGTAGCCCCATGCGTCAAACTGTGGTTGTTGCATAAGGAATTCAGCGATCAGGAAGGTTCTGTAAGCCTTAGTCATAGTCGTCGGTTATTGTCCAGTTGACAATGAATTCCTCGAGGTCTGTTGCGAGGTTCTCCATTTCGCTGTGAAGCAATACTTGCTCACGGTCAACCAGTAGTTTGTGAAGTTCTTTGTAAGCGTCAGTGTAGTTGAGAACATAGCTGATCTTTTCTACCAGCTCCGAGCGCTTGTCTGGATCTATCTTTGTGTTTTCCATAGGTTATAGGTATTAGGATTTAATCGTCTTCGTTAGTAAGTGTTTTACCACAGCTCTCACACTCGTAAGGGCTGTCGCTTTCTTCATAGTCGGGGTGGCATTCGTCGTAGCTGAAGCAGTTGCCACGATTGTCTGGACCGTCACCATCGTGACCGTACAGCTCGAATGCTTTGTCTTCGTCTTTAGGGAAGCATGATTTGCAGAAGTCAAGAGCCAAAGACTGCGATGTATATATCCTCATGTCTTAGTGCATTACAAGTCCCACCTTGTGTGATTCGTTGAACCACTTGGTGGCGTTAACATCGGAGGCCATGGCGTCTACGTACCCGGCATCGTGCATGTCCTCGTAAGTCGAGAAGATGCGAGCGTGTCGGTGGTTGTCGGTGTCGATGAGTTCGTCACGTGTGCCACCCTCCGAGAAGATGATGTCGTAGTTGTCAGGGATGTCGTCGCGATCAAGAAAGAGAGGCAGCGACTTGGTGTAGCTGTAGAATCGTACGTGCGGATTGGCTCGTGCGATTGTGAACCACTTGTCGACGTACTCTCGAGAGTAGTAGTCGCCGGAGTCGTGGACTCGTACCATGTCAGCCTTCGTGCTTGCCAGCTCTGCGTTCATGCGACTGACAAAGTCGTCAGACTTGCTAGCCTCGTAGCGGTAGCGGAACGCTGGCTTGACGTTGCTCCAGACGTACGCGCCTTTCTGTGCGTAGCAGAACTTGGCACATGCGCCAGCGAAAGGGCACGTGCGTCGTCCAGTTTCGGGGTCCTCGAATGCCGGGATACCAAAGTTCATGACCTTGAGACCAACGGCCTTGCTGGTTTTGCGCAGCTTCGAGTTCTGAGTAAGTAAGTTAGGCATAGGTTAGATATTAGAATTGTGAGTTGTAGTCGTCGAGACAAGCGTCTTCAAGACTCGACCAGTCGAGAGACTCCGTGTGGTAGTCGTTCGCTGGCACGTCAATGAGACGGGTCTTTGTGCGAATGCGGTAGATGATGTCGATAATCTCTACGCTTTCACGTTCGCTTGGTAAGTCGTAATCACCACGAGTGCCAGGGTGAAACTCGTAGATCGCGATGGCTTGACAACGTACAGAGTCGTCGCCCCATTCGTCGAAGATATGTTCATTTTTCATCGTCGTGTTCTAAGGATTGTAGAGCGTCGAGAACTTGTTGAAGGTCGTACTTGATGTCCGCCAACTTGTTCCACAGCTCTGAGATTTGTTCTTTGTTTTGCTGTTCTTGCTTCTTGAGCCTGCATTCTTGCAGGTAGATTTTCTCGTCGTGTTCTTCGGCAAGGAGGTGAATCTCTTGTTCGTGCAGTTGCATAGCTCGAGTGTCAGAGAGGTTGTCGTACCACACGTCGACCCAGATGCCGTCGCCGATGATTTCTGCGCTCGAGTAGCCGAGCGCT